CCCGTACCAAACGGGGCCTGCAGTGCATCATCCACTGAGACAGAGTAATTTGTCTCATTCCAAGAAGGGAACTATTGTAATGTCGTCCGCAGGTAGTCGGGAAAGGACTGTCCCAATAATTGTGGCAGTCCCTAACGAATCGCATACCAAAGCAGGCGTTGTGCCTGCTGAGGAGCGTAAACTTGCGGACGGGACACAGTTTACTGTGTCCGAGAGTCATCCTGTGAACCGTAGAACCGGTTCATATGATGCTGGCGGCCCGTTTTATACGAGTCGCGTCACGCCCTTTTATAAACCTGGGCGTGTCGATGGTGCTTATGCAGAAGGCGTCGGGTATTATTCCGGTCCTACTGTCATAAAGCTACCATCCAGTGCTGAGATGACAAGTGTCGGTTATAAAAACGTCGGTAGAGCATTTGGTGCTAAAAATGAAGCACAAATGTCAACTGACGGTACCAACGCTATATCATACAGCAACCCCGTTAACCCGGCCTCCAACCTTGCTACCGGATTAGCTGAAATTATCAGGGAGAAACGTGTTCCGTCTATCCCTGGAATCCAGCTCTGGAAAAACAAGGTCCATGCGCTTAAAGCGCTTGGAGGTGAGTATCTCAACTATCAATTCGGTTGGGCACCGCTGCATCAAGAAATTATTGATACAGCAAATGCCGCCCGCCACCATCGCGATATCATGAAACAATATCAACATGGTGAAGGACGGAATACTCATCGGAGGTTCGATTATCCATTACAACGATCAATTGGATCCTATGATGCCGAAGCTGGAGCATATCCCAATTCGGAATATCTCTACTCTGGTTTCTATTTCGGATCCAAAATCCCTGGACGTAGGATTTCTCTGGTTAGAGAAACTAAGCGCTGGTTCGAGGGCTGTTTTACCTATGCGTTACCTTCGTCAACTGACAGCTGGCGAAGGGCGCTAGGATTCGGCAGTCAAGCCGATGAGCTCTTCGGATTTGCACTTTCTCCCGATATTTTATGGGAGCTTACGCCCTGGAGTTGGGCCGTCGACTGGTTCTCGAATAGTGGCGAGGTTATTAACAACGTCACTAATTTCGGACTAGCCGGTCTTGTCTTGCGGTACGGTTACATGATGGAAGAATCCATCGAATCTGTGACCGCCGAACAGGGCACGTTTAACTTTCATGATAAGAAAGGAAACGTGGTCCCTTCGGGCCCTAGCAGTGCCGGATATGAATCCGTCACAAAGCGTCGGGTCCCCGCAAGCCCCTTCGGATTTAGCATAGGATGGGAGGGTTTGTCACCCACCCAACTTGCTATTACTGCAGCGCTCGGAATTACTAGGGTGTTGTAGCAGATTACTGCAAACACCACGAGTCAATTCGTTGGCTCATACCAAAGGAGTGTGCCTATGGCACTGACCGATCCACAGAAATTCAAAGAAGTCGCGGGTACGGAAGTGACAGCTCCCCGTGTTTCTAGCGGGGACTTCAAGTCCATATACGAGACCTCTGATGGCTTGAACGTCCTTTCGATTTCCACTCAGGAATCGAATAGCGTTCGTAAACGCCATCTTGTGCGGATCGACGTGAACAAGCTCGCAACCAATCCATATGAAGAAACCAAGAAACAGAATATTTCAATGTCTGTTTACTTGGTTGTGGACCGGCCTGTTGCCGGTTTCACAGTTGCTGAAGCGAAGAAACTGGTTGAAGGCCTTGTTGGTCTTCTCTCGGCTTCGACGTACAGCCTTACTGAAAAGGTATTGGGCGGCGAGTCTTAATTGACTCGTTTCACCCTACTCCTATTTCTCATTGTATGGGATATAGGAATTTGGTCGATGGTTTTCCATCAACTGAATATCTGATCAGCTTGTCATATGGTTCCCTTACGGGATCCCAAATTGAATTGGGAGGTTGTATGCAGCGCGGTGATTATGATTATAACCACGCTACCTCCGGGATGCAATTTCTCGCCATTATTGTTATTCTGGCGATATGTATCATCGGAGGGCTTGCTCTAGGCCTGACTCTACTAACTAGTATTCTTTAGTAGAGTCTCCCTTCAGTGCGACAGGCTAAGGATAGACACCTCTATTAGGAGGGCCTATGAAAAGCCTGACGTCACTCTGGAGTGTGTTGGCAAATGAATTTGCCAGCAGATGCGGCACTAGCACCACCAAGGACATTAATACTGTCCTAGGTCGAGTTGAACACGAGGGTTTATCGTTTCTCACGATAACCCTTCCTTCCTTTGGTAAGGACTTTCAAGAGTCTCTTGACCAAGGGTTGGTTTCCTCCAAATCCTTTCTTTCTTTTCGAAAGACTGGATCGTGTCTCCCCTCATTTTTGAGAGGTTTCACGAGGCTTGTGTTCGACTCTGGTACTGGTACCCTTCTGGACGACCCAGACATTGAGGCAATCATTGCCATCCGTCAACTAACGTTGATGTTTGGTAAGATGCTTCTGCCGTGTACTCCTGAGAGGGAGGCCAAGGCTATGGCTGAGTATGTCCAGTGTGATAAGGAAGTCAACTACGCTGATTCAATACTTCCAGATTCGGATTTATCTGAATTTGGTCGTGTTGGTCGGCTTCTCTTTGGGCCTCTATTCACTGAAGTAGATAGAGATATCTACAACGGGGATATAGTACCAAAGCATGGTCCTGGTGCTACGGCTGAGAAACTTACCAGTAATGGTAAGTACTCGACGAAGTACTGGACCGCTCGTCTGGAGAAAGTCTTCCATGTTGGAGACTTTCTTTATCCTAACAGTCGGTTTATATCTGACTGTTACGACGAGGTTGACTTCCTAGAACCCGGTTCAGAGATGCCCTCACGGGTTGTCTCTGTTCCTAAGACGCTAAAGACACCCAGGATTATTGCCATCGAGCCCTCTTCTGTACAGTATGTACAGCAGGGGATACTTGAGTCAATAACCCGTCATACTCGCTCAAGTTTCTTGAACGAGTTTATCGGATCTGATTCCCAAGAGCCTAACCAGCTTTTGGCTCAGGAGGGATCCATTTCTGGGTCACTCGCAACACTCGATCTGAGTGAGGCGTCCGATAGAGTGTCTTTAAAGCTCGTTACTGAGCTACTCGCTAGAAATCATCTCTCACGAGATGCTATCATGGCTTGTCGCTCAGAGCGGGCCTCTGTTCCTGGAAATGGGATTATCTCCCTATCCAAGTTCGCGTCTATGGGTTCTGCTCTTTGTTTCCCTATTGAGGCTATGGTATTTCTTACCATAATATTCCTCGCTATAGAGAAAGAGCAAGGGTACCGGTTTTCCAAGCAATCTGATTTTACTAGATTTCTTGGCGAGGTGCGAGTCTACGGTGACGATATTATTGTCCCCGTCGACTATGTGCATACCGTTGTTGATCAACTCGAACATTTTGGTGCTAGAGTTGGTCGCCCCAAGTCCTTCTGGATCGGAAGATTCAGAGAGTCTTGTGGGAAGGAGTACTTTGACGGCCATGACGTTTCCATTGTCAAGGTCCGAAACGTATTTCCTTCGCATCGGCAGCAAGTTGCTGAGACTGAGTCGCTGGTGTCCCTTCGCAATCAGCTATATTTTGCTGGTTGCTGGGGCGCGGCTGCTTGGTTGGATGTTCGTATTGGTAAAGTACTAAAGTACTTTCCTAACGTTCACCCTCATTCCTCAGCGCTTGGTCGTAACTCCTTTCTTGGGTATGATACCGAGAAAGAACACGAGTACCTTCATGCGCCCTTGGTTAAGGCGCATGTGGTATCATCTGTTTCCCCTCGAGATCATCTCGATGGACCAGGTGCCATGCTCAAGTACTTCCTTAAGCGTGGGCTAGAACCCCATGTTGACGGAAGGCACTTGGAACGTGCTGGACGTCCTCGTACCGTTCGCATCAAAACGAGGTGGGTGTCACCTTTTTAGTGCCACCCTGGACTGATCCAATGTTTGGATCTGGCCGTTAAATCGGCCAGGGAGATCAAGTTGATCTTCCTTGGCGGGTCACCACGACCGCCCGGGAGATGCACTTGGCAGTGC